CTGTTTTATCTTAGTTAATAGGCTCTCTCAAAGAGACTTAAAACTTTTAAGATTAGGGGCGGGGGGCTATTCCCACATAATCACGCAACCAAAGACTAGGGACGGGCTACAAAAAATCTTAGACGCAATAAAAAATTACCAAATTTAATTGTGTGAAATTATTGGTACCTGTAATCATCTATTATCACTTATAATAAATTCACATATATTCGGGGGGCGTGGGGTATTTTCCCATAACAACGGCACAAGGCTCAATTCACTTTCCAAAATTGATTGTTGGAAATTACTGGAATTTCACGGAAAAATAATATAAAATATGTTCTGATATGTGTGGATACGTAAGTTACTTACACGTAAACAAGGATATAACATTTGAAAAAAATTTTTGGGAAATTTTGAAACTTTAAGGTTCATGGCAGAAACAAATTTACCTACTGATAAATTAAGGCTCAAAGTCGAGAAGCTTTGGCTAGAACACATAAAGTTGTGTCAGGATAATTTTTTATATTTTGTAAAAGAAGTCTGGCCTGATATTGTTATGAAACAGGAAAAAGATCCTGATAAGTGGGGGCATCATCAAATTATGGCTCATGAGTTTACTAAGATTGCTACACAGAAAAAAGGGAGGCTCATAATCAATATGCCTCCTAGACATACTAAGTCTGAGTTCGCTTCGTTTTTGTACCCTGCTTGGATGATAGGGAAGTTTCCAAAAATGAAAATTATGCAGGTAACACACAACGCAGAATTATCAGCAAGGTTCGGTGCAAAGATTAGAAACTTAATGGATACACCTGCGTATAAACAAATATTTGGCGATGTGTATTTACGACCAGATGCTAAAGCAAAATCTAAATGGGAAACCAATCATGGTGGAGAATATTTTGCTGCTGGTGTTGGAGGCTCGATTACAGGACGGGGTGCTGACCTTTTGATTATTGACGATCCTCACACGGAACAAGATGCACATAATAAACAATCCTTTCCTAGAACATACGATTGGTATTTAAGTGGGCCCCGTCAACGTTTGCAACCTGGCGGATCAATTATTTTGGTTATGACGAGATGGGCCACTAATGATTTAACAGGTCTCCTAACCAAAGCAGAAGACGAACCAAAAGCAGACAAATGGGCTAAGATATCTTTCCCTGCATTGTGGGACGATGGTACACCGTTGTGGCCTGAGTATTGGAGCAAAGAAGATCTTGAGCGAACAAAAGCATCTATTTCAATTAGAGGTTGGTCAGCTCAGTATCAACAAAACCCTACATCAGAAGAAGGTGCATTATTAAAACGAGAATGGTGGCAACCATGGGAAGGATCAATACCAGAATTAGAATATGTAATTCAATCTTATGATACAGCGTTCAGTAAAAAAGAAACTGCCGACTATTCTGCTATAACCACTTGGGGAGTCTTTAGACCCTATGAAGGTTATGAGAAGGCTTTGATATTACTCGATGCTGAAAAGGGTAAATATGATTTTCCCGATTTAAAAAACAAAGCTTTTGAATTATATAAATATTGGGAGCCTGACATGTGTATCGTTGAGGCAAAGGCTTCAGGGCAACCCTTACTTCAAGAGTTTAGACGGGCTGGGATTCCTGCAATAGATTACTCACCAAATAAAGGAAAAGATAAATATACTAGGGTTAATACCTGTGCTGCTGTATTTGAGGCTGGCTCAGTTTTCTATCCTGAAGGAGAGAAATTTGCTGAAGAGGTAATCGAAGAATGTGCTGCGTTTCCTCATGGAGAATACGATGACTATGTTGACAGTACCACACAGGCGGTGTTAAGGTACAGACAAGGCGGGTTTTTAACATTAGAAACAGATTACAAAGATGTTGATGCCCCACCAAAAGATTACGTATATTACGGATAGGAGAATTAAATATGGCCGAGCCAAAAAGAGGATCAGTAGCAGCTTTCAAAGCAGCTGAAGAAAGAAGAAAAGCAAGACTAAGCAAACCTTCTGCACCAAAATCAAACGCAAGAAAAGAAGCATTCAACAAAAAAGTTGCATCAATAAATAAATCAAGAACTGATCAAGGTTCTGTTTCAAAATTCAAAGCAGCTGAAGAAAGAAGACAACAAAGATTAGCAAAAGTTAATCAACCAAAATATGGCTCTCCAAAAATGAAAAGACAAAGAGCGATGGCTGATGTCGAAAAAGATTTACCAAAATCAAAAGTAGCAAGAACAACAACTGCTAGTGCTATGGGTGCAGATAGAGTTGCAAACAGAGCAACTAAAGTTGCTGATGCAGGAAAAACAGCTAAACCTATAGCTGCACCAAAAGCTGAAGCATCAACTCCTAAAAAATCTGTAGACCTTTCTGGATTCGGAGCAGCATTTAAAAAAGCAAGAGCTCAAGGTGTTGGAACTAAATTTGCTTACAACGATAAACAGTATGCAGCTGTAACTAAAGATGATATTTCAAGAGCAGGTAAATCTTCTCTTAAAGAATTTTTAGAATCTTCAAAAAGAAAAGCTACTACTGAATTAGCAAAGGCTCCTGGCCAAATTGTTAACAAACAATCTGGAGGAATGATTTCTGATGAAAAGAAAAAAAGAATTGCAGAAATGATGAGAAAAAGAAAACAACAATCTACTCAAAAAAGAAGATTAAACAGAGAAGACTTTGAAAAAATTAAAGGTGCATATGAGAAACTAGGAAGAACTCCAGCAAGACCTATGCCTATGGATCCAAATATGCAAAGGGAAGCAAAGCCTATGCCAATGACTCCAGGTGAAAGACCAGATGCAAAAAAATATGAAAGACCTATTGGTAGACCAGAGTTGAAAGAAAGACCAATTAGAGGATTAGGAAAAACTTCAAGAAGACCAGATGCAACACCTTACAAATCATATTATAACAAAGATACTAACTCAGTTATTTTTTCAGATGCAAAAAATCAAAATGAGATAGATTCTATTTTAAATCAAATGCAAAAATCACCTGCAGAAGACAGATACAAATCTGGTGGAAGCGTCATGGCTCGTGGTTGTAAGATGGGTAGAAAAAAAGCAACTAAACTTTACTAATGCCTAAAGAACCAAAAATTAAACAGCTTGATCCACTTGCTGAAAGAATGAGCAAGACAGGGATGAAGGGCGGAGCCGCAAAACCTAAAAAACCTAAAAAGCTTTCTAAAGAAGCAAAAGAATTTGTTAAAGATGCTACTAGATCACAATTAAGATATAGCAGAGAAGTTTCTAAACTTGGAAGAGAAGGAAAGTTTGGCCCTCCTGCATCAGGCAAAGCTGCAGCTAAAGAATTAAAAACAGCTGCAAAAGAACAAGATCTAAAACTTCCATCAAGTCCAACACTTACAAATTTGTTTAGAAAATATGGAGATAAACCTTATAATGAAGCTCGAAAATATTTAAAAAGTAAAAAGGTAGAAGCAAGAAAACAACAACAGTTTTTAAGAAAAAGAGGCTTGAGCACTGGAGGATTAATTAAAGGTTTTCCAAAACTTGCAAAACGAGGATTTTAGTATATTAATTTGGGGGTAAAATGAGTTCAGAAATATTTGATGAAGTTGACGAAACTTTAAAAGTCGAAGACGAAACCGTAGAGCCTAAATCAAAAGAATTTAGAATCGAAGGTGAAGAAGTCGAAGAAGAGTTAGAACTCGAACAAGATAATTTTTATGCAAACCTTGCAGAGGAATTAGATGACAATATCCTAAATAAAATATCATCACAGTTAAGAGGAGAATTTGAAAGAGATAAATCCTCAAGAAAAGAATGGGAAGATGGATACACATCTGGCCTTGATCTTTTAGGTTTTAAATACACGCAACCTTCAAAACCGTTCAGAGGAGCGTCAGGCGTGACTCATCCACTTTTATCCGAGGCGATTACACAATTCCAAGCACAAGCTTATAAAGAATTATTACCATCCTCTGGCCCTGTTAAAACAGCAATCGTAGGTGTTCAAAATGAAGAGACCGAGGATCAAGCTTCACGGGTCAAGGAATTTATGAACTATCAGATTACGGAGAAGATGGAAGAATACACTCCAGAGATGGATCAATTATTATTTTATTTACCCCTAGCAGGATCTGCATTTAAAAAAGTTTATTATGATGAATTGATGGACAGACCTGTTGCTAAATTTATTCCTGCAGAGGATATTATTGTTCCATACTTTGCATCAAGTTTATTAGATTGTGAAAGAATTACTCATGTTCTTAGAATGTCAGAAAATGATTTGTTTAAGAAAATGGAATCGGGTTTCTATAGAGATGTAGATATTAAACCTTCAACCAATGCACAAACATCTATTCAAAAGAAGTATGATGAATTAGAAGGTAAGTCTCCAACTCAAGATGCATACAATTATCAAATATTAGAAATGCATGTGGATTTAAATTTAGAAAAGTTTGAGAATCCAAAAGACAATGAGAAGAAAGTTAAAGTTCCTTACATCGTAACTATTGATGAAGGCTCAGGACAAATTTTAAGCATATACAGAAATTACGATCAAGGTGACAAACTCTTTAAGAGAAAAGAGTACTTTGTACATTACAAGTTTTTACCAGGTCTAGGCTTTTACGGATTCGGTTTAGTACACATGATTGGTGGTTTAACAAGAACTGCTACACAAGCTTTAAGACAATTATTGGATGCAGGTACTTTAGCAAACTTACCTGCTGGATTTAAATCTAGAGGGATTAGAATTAGAGATGATGATCAACCGTTCCAACCTGGTGAGTTTAGAGATGTCGATGCACCTGGTGGAAACATTAGAGATCAGTTTCAAATTTTACCATTTAAAGAACCATCTCAGACTTTATACAGTTTATTAGGTTTCGTTGTGAACGCAGGTCAACGTTTTGCAAATATTGCTGATATGGCAGTAGGTGAAGACGCACAAAATAGAGCTGTGGGAACAACCCTTGCTCTCTTAGAAAGAGGCTCACGAGTAATGAGTGCGATACACAAAAGATGTTATTATTCTATGAGACAAGAGTTCAGAATGCTCCATAAAATATTTGCTACGTACTTACCCCCTATCTATCCGTATCAGGTTTATGGAGCAGACCAAATGATAAAAGCAGCAGACTTTGATCAACGTGTAGACGTATTACCAATTGCGGATCCAAATACTTTCTCTGTTGCACAAAGAGTGACTTTAGCAAACGAACAATTAAAGATTGCAATGTCGAATCCTCAAATGCATGACATTCGAGAAGCATACAGAAGAGTCTATGAAGCTTTAGGAACACAGGCGATTGATAGTTTATTAAAACCAATTGAACAACCGATTCCAAAAGACCCTGCAATCGAGAACACCGATGCAATGAATTTAAAACAATTAAAACCTTTTGCTACTCAAGATCATGAAGCTCACATTGAAGCTCATATGGCGTTTATGAAATCAAGAATGGTACAAGTGAATCCGCAGGTGTATGCAACTTTACAAGCTCACATCTCAGAACATATTTCATTAAAAGCAAACCAAGAAGTCGTTGAAGCAATGGCACAAGATCCACAACTTGTTCAAATGTCAGAACAAGATCCAGAAGCGTGGACAGTTCAATTCAATGCTATGGTTGCAAAACGAGTGGGTGAATTAACAAATGTATTAGTCCAAGCAGAAGCAGGCGGACAACAACAAGATCCATTAGTTGCGTTAAAATCTAGAGAGCTAGATTTAAAAGCAATGGATTTACAACGTAAGTCTCAAGAGTTTGAAACAGAAGAGCAAAGAAAACAAAATGAGATTATGGTAGATACTTCTATTGAGCAAGCTAAACTTGATCAACAAAGAATGGGTCAACAAGAAAGAATTAGAGTTGCTGAAGAGAAGTTAGATATTGCAAGAATGAAAGAAATGCAAAGGAGGAACTAATGTGGAACTGGATTAAAAAATTATTTTCACGTGAAACAGAAAAACCGTTAGTGTTAAAAGAAGAAGTTAAAATAGATTTATCTAAAACTACAAAAGGTGATAGAAAAAAACTTTATGCTGCTGGAAAGATTACAGCAGATCAGTTACACGGAGGAAAGTAATGTCTAAAGATCCTTCAAAATATATTATTAAAATAGATCCTCTATCTCAAAGATTAAGTCAAGCAGGAATGAAAGGGGGAGCTAGTAAAACATATACTGTTATACGTGGAACAAGTAAGAAAAAATCATTTTCATCAGCTCCAGGAAATAAAATAAATGATAAATATCAAGGTAGATATTTTTTTGAAAGAGCTAAAACAAAAAAAGCAGATGAAGCTAGAGTTATGGCTGCAAAATCATTTGCTAAAAGTAAAAACGATCCATCAGCAGAATTTGGAGTTAGAGATGTTCCTAAATCAGAAAGATTAATTTTAAAAACAACTTTAACACCTAGAGAATTAAAAGTAGGTAGAAGATTATTTTCAAAATTCGCACCTAAAAGAAATCCATATGGGCCTCCGTCAAAAAGACAAGGTAGATATGGTAGAGTTATTGTTCCTAAATCAGCATTGAAAAGAATGAAGGTAGATAGAAAATTAACTAGAGAAGTTAGAAAAGAAAAAAAAGGAGGTTTAGTTAAATGAAAAAAATAAAATTTAAAAATTATAAAAAAATTATTATAAAATATAAACCTTATAAAAAATTTGGAGAAAAATAATGCCACTAACTAAAAAAGGAAAGAAGATTAAAGCAGCGATGACCAAAGAATATGGTGCAAAGAAAGCTGAAAAAGTATTTTACGCTTCTAGAAACAAAGGAGTGATCAAAGGTGTCGAAAAGAAATCAAAGAAAAGGGCTTAGCGGTGGAAAAAAATATGGGCCACCTCCTAAAAAAGGGCCGAATCCCCAAGGAATCAAAATTAAACCTAGAAAAAAACCTAACAGCGTACGATAGATTACCAAGAGAACAGAAAATTTTAGTTCTCGCTGGTGTTTTTGATGGCGAAGGTAGCTTTGGAGTATGGTCTAGAGGTAAAGGTAGAGCAAAACACCTTCAAGTTAAGGTTGATACTACCGATGCAGACATGGTTGCACGATTTCATGAGATGTGGGGAGGTATTTTTTTCTCACATACCCCAAAAGAAAAGCATTACAAACATTTATTTCGTTGGAAGATCACTGGCGAGAAGGCTTGGCAATGTTTAAAAGAGATGATACCCTATATGTGTCAACGAAGAAGAGAAAAATATTATGGCTTGGTTAAACCTATTGGGTATGGCAATGAAGACTGGGGCACATATCTACAAAAACAGACAAGAATCAAAGAGGTTAATGAGTGATGCTCAAAAATTGCATGCTGAAAAGATGGCAAGCGGTCAAATTGAGTATCAAGGTAAACTTTTAGAGGCAAGACAATCGGACTGGAAAGACGAATTCATTTTATTATTGCTCTCAGCACCCATTGTACTCCTTGCGTGGGCAGTTTTTTCGGATGATCCAACCGCAATGGACAAAATGAAATTGTTTTTCGAATATTTTTCACAATTACCCTTTTGGTACCAAACAATTTTTGTTGGTGTCATCGCATCTGTTTACGGATTAAAGGCTACGGACTTAATTAAACGAAAATAACTTGCAATTCCCATAATTTCTTCTATAAACCATAATTTATGGCAACATTAGAAATCGAAACCGTTCGAGAGATCAAAAGATTAATCGAAAAGAAAATAAATCAAATCAGCGAACAGGTAATTTACGGTAGTATAGACAATTATGAGAAATTACAGTATTCTAGAGGACAAATTAGTTCGCTTAACCAGCTAAAGGAGGATTTGGGCGAACTGCTCAGAGATGACAATGACAAAGACTGAAAAAAACATAGCAAGTAATGAAAATAATTTCATTGTACCTAAAACAGATGAAGAGAAAAAAGAATATATCGATTCTCTTCCTGAACCAACAGGTTATCGTTTATTAATCAGACCATTTGCAGGATCACAGAAAACTAAAGGTGGAATTCTTTTAGCAGATACAACCATTGAAACTATTCAAGCAACAACTGTTGTAGGTTTAGTAATTAAGATGGGTAATCTTTGCTATAGAGACAAAGAAAAGTTTCCCCTTGGAGCGTGGTGCAGGGAAGGTCAGTTCGTGATGTATGGACGATATGCAGGATCTCGTTTTAAAAATAAATGGGGTGAGCATAGAATTTTAAACGATGATGAAATTATTGGTGTAATCCAAAAACCCGAAGACATTGCTACACTTTACTAAGGAGAATAAATGATGGCACAAGAAGAAGTAAAACAATCTAAAAAAGACATCGACATCGATACTGATGACGTGAGCCAAGAAGAATTAACCGTTGAGGTTAAAGAATCGGCTAACAATGTCGAGACAAAAGAAAAACCGAATCTTAATTTTGGCGAAGTTGATTTAGGGTACACGGATCACGGAACTTCTGAAGAGAAGAAAGATGATAAACCTGAAATTAAAGTTGAAGAAGATAAGGTTGATGATCTTAAACAAGAATTAAAAGCTGAAGGTAAAGAAATCGAAGGCGAGAAAGAAGAACTTGCTGACGATGAAAAAGATTTTAAAAGTCTTTACAAAAAATACAAACAGCAAAACAGAAGAATTGATAAACTCACTTTTAGAAGAGAAGAAGCAGAAAGACAAGCGAAAGCTGCCGAAGATTATGCTAAAGGTGTTCAAAAGAAACTACAAGATATTGAAAAAAGATACAATGTAGAATCTGATAATTATCTTAAAGAGTTTGAAGCAAGAGTCGATGCTCAAAGAGAACAAGTTAAAAATAATTTAAAACTTGCTATCGAGAACAATGATACGAATGCGATCATGGAAGCAAATGATCAATTGACTCAACTTGCTGTTCAAAAAGAAAAAGCAAAAATTAGAGCTGAAGAGAGAAAAGCAGCTATTGAATTAGCTGAAGCTCAAAAAAAAGAAGAGGAAGAAAGAGCAAAAACTCAACCTCAAGAACAAGTTCAACAACAACCAACACCATCTGAAAAAGCTATGGAATTCAGAGAAAAACATAAGAAGTGGTTTGGTTATGATAAAGATCCTGCTCTAACAGCATACGCTGTAGCATTAGATGGTCAGATAAGACAAGAGGGTATTGAAGTTGACTCTGATGAAT